TCATTCGATGTTCTGATCGGCGTACATCTGTAGAGCTTCGGTGACAATCTGGGCTTGGGATTTGTCTGTTTTTTCTGATAAATCCTTGACCAGTGTCACAGTGTCTTCGTGTAGCTTGAATGCTTTATTAACGATGCCACGGCGAGCCATTGATGCTTCGTTAATTTCACGGCGTGTCTTTGGGTTTTTGACGATTTTTGGCATAACAATCCTTGATTTTTACGCTAAAATTGATTAAGATTAAGGGGCAGGTTAGGCAAGACCGCTAATCTTACCTAACCCCCAATCAAACTATTAACGGTAGCTTGATTGGCTTGCTATCTAGTACACATTATTGCTAATGAGTAGCAGGATAACAAGGACGATGAGTTGGATTAGCACCTTCATCGTCTGCTCCTTTCTTAATTGATGAGTATAAGCTCATCAGCTCATCGAGTAGCAAAACTACCTAAGCATTATTGCTCCGATGGTTGCTATTATAGGGTATCTTACATTAAAAGTCAAATGATTTATGCGTTTTTGTATAAATTATTTGACTTTTTTTATTCAACCGCTCATGACGTATCATGAGCGGTTTTTTATTGGGGAAAATTCAGCCATGAAAACCATCATTTTACACGGCGTACTTGCTAAAAAATTCGGTAAATCTTTTCGTCTGTCAGTGGGCAGTACCAAAGAAGCCATGCGTGCGTTATGCGTGCAACTTACTGGCTTTGAAGCGTTTATGATGAACGCTCATAAGCAGGGTCTGCGTTTTGCTGTATTTCACGATAAGCATAATGTGGGCGAGAGTGAGCTTGACATGAACCACACCGCTAAGATTATCCGTGTCGTGCCTGTCGTGGAAGGCTCAAAAAAAGAAGGTGTTTTAGAAACTGTCATCGGAGCGGTCTTGGTCGTGGCAGGGGTTGTCGTGACAGGCATGGGCTTTGCTCCTGCGGGGGCGGCACTCATCGGTGCAGGGGTTGGTCTCATGGTGGGCGGCATTTCTCAGATGCTCATGCCAAAGGTGGACGCCCAAGACAACAACCAAGACGGCAACAAAGCCAACAAGGGCTTTGGCGGAGCAGTAACCACCATCGCCCAAGGCAATCCTGTGCCAATTTTGTACGGCGAGCGAGAGATTGGTGGCTTTATCATGTCAGCAAGTCAGCTTCCAGAAGACATGTTATAAAAAATAAGGATAAGAAATGACCATTCACGGTGCTAAAAAAGGCGGCGGTAAACAAAGACAGCCCATCATCGCCCCTGACTCTGCTCAATCCAAAACTTTTATCAGTATCATGTATGGCTTGGGTGAGGGTGAGATTGCAGGGCTTGCAGATGGCTATAAATCGGTGTACTTAGACGATACGCCCCTACAAAACGATGATGGCGAGTTTAATTTTGCAGGCGTCAAAGTGGATTTTCGTGCTGGCACAAATGACCAAACCTACATTGATGGCTTTGCTGATGTGGCAAGTGAGACCAATGTGGGCGTGGAGCTAAAACATGGTACGCCGTGGGTTAAGTCATTTAACAATCTTGACCTTGACGCTCTGCGTGTGCGTATAAAATGGGGAGCGTTGCGTCAGCAGAACCCTGATAATGGCGATGTGGGTGGCGTAAAGATTGATTACGCCATCGATGTCAAAACCGACAACGGCGGCTGGGTGGAAGCTCTAAATACATCCATCAATGCCAAAACATCAAACGCTTATGAGAGAAGCCACCGTATTGATTTACCCAAAGCACAAACAGGCTGGGCGGTGCGTGTTCGCCGTATCACGCCTAATAGCACCTCCGAGCTTGTCAGTGATACAATGTACATCTCTGCCATCACCGAGGTGATTGACCTAAAATTACGCTACCCAAACACCGCTTTATTGGGGCTAAGATACGATGCTGAGCAGTTTAGCAATGTCGCTAAAATGGCGGCCCGCTGTCGTGGTCTTATTATCAAAGTGCCAACCAATTACAACCCCATCACTCGCACCTATGATGGGCTGTGGGATGGGCAATTTAAAATGGCGTACACTAATAACCCTGCGTGGGTGTATTATGACCTATGCACCGCCGAACGCTATGGGTTGGGTTCTCGCCTGACCCAAAGCATGATTGATAAATGGAGCTTGTACCGCTTAGCCCAATATTGTGACCATATGGTCGATGACGGCATGGGTGGACAAGAGCCTCGTTTTACTGTAAATGTCTATATTCAGTCGGCAGATGGTGCGTTTGAGCTGTTATCTAGACTTGCTGGCGTATTTCGTGCCATCTCCTACTGGGACGGTACCAGCATTGTGCTAGATGCTGACATTCCCCAAGACAGCATTTACAGTTTTAGCCGTGCTAATGTCATTGATGGTATTTTTGAATATACAGGCACACGAGCAAGAGACCGCCACACCGTCGCCAAAGTTGCGTGGGATAACCCTGCCAACCATTTTAAAACCGAATATGAATATGTCAGAGATGAAAAAGCCATCGCCAAATTTGGTGTGCGTGTGGCGGACATACAAGCGTGGGGCTGTACAAGTAAAGGGCAAGCTCAGCGTGCAGGGCTATGGGCGTTAAAGTCCGAGCAACTAGAAACACGCATGGTAACATTTAAGGTGGGTTTGGACGGCTATATCCCTGCCCCTGCTAAAGTGATTGAAATCAGTGATGAGCTGTTTGCAGGGCGTGCCACGGGCGGTCGTGTGCTTGCGATTAACAAAACCAAAACTGTGATTACCCTTGACCGTGCCATTACTGCCAAAGCTGGCGACACGCTTGTAATCAATGGCGATGATGGCACAAGCCAAAGACGGCAAATCAGCGGCGTAAATGGCGATAATGTTACCGTTACTAAACCCTTTAGCGACATCAGCGAGCAAAATGTTTGGGTGCTAGACAGTCAAGATTTAGCAACGATGAAATTTCGTGTGCTGTCAGTAACCGCTGATGACAATCATGAATTTACCATCACCGCCGTGCAGTATAACCCAGTCAAATATGATGCCATCGATACAGGGGCGGTCGCCTCCGAGCGTCCGATTAGCGTCATCAATCCAACTGTGCAAGCTCCGACTAAGTCGGTTAATCTGTCAAGTTATCACACGGTTAATCAAGGCGTAACGGTTACCACGCTTGTCATTGGTTGGGAGCAGGTGACAGGTGCGGTCAAATATGCCGTGGAGTGGCGTAAAGACAACGGCAACTGGCAAAGCCTGCCACCAACAGGCACAAACAGCATTGAAATCACAGGCGTGTACGCAGGGCAATACGAAGCTCGTGTAACCGCCATCAGTGCTTTTGGGCAAGCAAGCCTAGCAACGCACTCAAATCTGACGCAGATACAAGGCAAACAAGGCAAACCGCCACGCCCCATCAATCTTAGTGTGCAGGGGGTATTGTTTGGCATGAATTTAGGGTGGAATTTTGCCCGTGGTTCTGATGACACCAATTACACTGAGATTGAGGTTAGCCCTGACGATCGCTCAAATATCGCAACCCTTGGTACTTTTGCTTACCCAACCAATAAGCATGAGATTACAGGCTTACAAGGCAATTTGACCCAGTTTTACAGAGCTAGAATCGTGGATAAACTGGGCAATACATCAGACTGGACAGATTGGGCAACTGGCACGACATCGGCAGACGCTGATAAAGTGCTTGACATACTATCAGGTCAGATTAGCCAAAGCCATCTTGACCAAAGTTTACGCACGCCAATTGGCAAGATTGGCACAATTGAAAGCAACATCAGCAAAATCAATGTTGATTTGCCCGAATTAAATCAAAGCATTGCTGATGCTCAAAGCACGCTTAATACTGCTGTTGCTAGTATCGACACAGAGAAAAAGCGACTCAGTAGTGCGATTGTTGATATCAATACGCTTAAGCAGTCTAATAATGCCAAAACCCAAGAAATCGCTAATCTGACCCAAACGGTGAGCGGACACACTTCACAAGTGCGAGAGCTTGGCGTAACAACTGGCGATTTATCCCAAAAATACAGCCAAGTCAAAACGCAGGCGAACAATGCGACATCTGAAATCACCGCCATCAAGCAGACCCAAGGCGGACAGGCGACAAGTGTTGAGCGGATAAGAAGCGAGATGGCAAACAAAGCAAGTACAGCGTCAGTTAATAGCTTAACTGAAAGCTTAGCAAGCAAAGAGCGAGCACTGTCAAGACGCATTAACACAGTTGAAAGCTCTGTGAGTGGTAATACTTCAAGCATTAATACACTTAACCAAAGCTTAACAACGACAGAAAGGGCGTTAACAACAAAGCAAGAGCAATTAACCGCCCAACTTGCAAACAAAGCAAGCACAGCGTCTGTTAATACGCTTAATCAAACCTTAGCAAATAAAGAGCGTGCGTTGACTGAGCAGATTAATCGAGCTAAGTCAGAAATGGGCGGACGCATTACGCAAATCAGCGACGAAACACGCACTTTGGCGGATGCTAATAGAACGATTGGTGAGCGGATTAATCAGCTAAATAGTGAACTTGCAGGTGCTGATAGCATTAGCGATAACTTACTTGTTAATAGCAACAGAACACTTGTCACAGGTGCTTATTTAATTGCAACTTACCGCATTAGCAAAACGCTAAAAAATGGCGACAAAGTGCGATTAACCGTCAATGCTCCCCGGCTTGGTAGTAATCGCACAGGTTTCATGGCGTATAACTCAAACTCGTCAGGTGACTCAAAGCTTGCTGATATTACGCAGAGCCAAAGCAATAGTTACACTGCTGAATTTAACTGGAATGTTGGCACTGGCGGTAATAATGAGCTGTGGCTTTATCACAATGCGTCAAACACAAGAAGCATTTCGACGATTACAAGTGTAAGCTTACAAAAAATCACGACAAGTTCAGGCTTAGCAAGCATTAAGTCAAGTGTTGCCAATCTTGAACGAACGCTAACAACGACAAACCAAAGCTTAGCTGAGCGTATCAACACCTTGCAAACAACCTTCAACGGACAGACAGCGAGCATTCAGCAACACGCCCAAACTTTAAACGGTTTATCCGCCCAATGGACGCTTAAAGTGCAAAGTGGCGGCATTGTATCAGGCATCGGCTTAGCAAGTAATAATGGCGTGTCTGATTTTGCGGTGATAGCTGATAAGTTTTATGTTGCAAGTCCGCAAGGCGATAAAAAGCCCATGTTTTCAGTAATAACACGCCCAACCACGATAAACGGTACAACCGTACCTGCCGTGGTGTCTTTGAACGGTGACTTGATAGGCAGCGGTACGATATCAGGTGATAAAATCCGAGCAAATACCCAAATTACCGCTCCGAATATTCGGGGCGGTAGTATCAGCATTGGCAGTAATTTTAGTGTTGATAGTCAGGGTAATTTGAATGCAAATTCTGGTGTGTTTCGTGGTCAAGTCTTTGCTGATAAAATCACAGGTCAGATCGATGTTGAAAGCTTAAAAAGTAGTGCGGTGGCTTTGGGATATGATATGTTTTTTGCTGATACGCTTGCTCCCAGACGCCCAAGTGAGTTTGATAGAACTTTTAAATCTTCTTATGCGTCGTACGGTTCTATTATTGATACGCTAAATGGGGCAGGGTTTGAGAAGTTTTCGTCAGTGATGTACGAGATAAGAGTGCTTTGTAAACGAGCAATTACTGTAAAACAAAAGCTTTATTCAGCAAATAATGAATTTTATTGTTTTGTTAATAATCGCTCAATTTTTGGAGAGGCAAACACGAAATACGGCAATAATACCCCAAATTATATTACAGTTGTGAACAGTCGAGAAATCAGCTTATCACTACGACAGGGTTTAAATACCATTCAATTTATTGTAACAACAGGATTTAATCCACCCAACTCGGCAGCAGCGCCGCCAAGGCATGGAGGGGGCAGACCACCGCCTTCTGATTACGGTGATTCTAGATTTGTTCTTAAAAGTGATTTTATCAATGGGGTGAAACATTACTTTAGAGACAATACAATAAGCTTGATGCTGGTCGGTGATTTCATTGACAACAACATCATTAAATTTGCATAAAAAGGTGATATATGATTGACACGCAGGGGCTTCATGCCCCTTTTTTGATTTCGTGGTTCGGTGTTTGGCTATTTGCGTTTTTAGGTGGGTGGGCGAGTGCGTTTATCAAGATTAATGAAATTGATAACCGCCTGCAATATCCATTCATTGCCAAACCTTTGATTGGTACAGTCGCAGGGGTTGCTATGGCGATGATAATAAACGGACAAGCAGAACCACCAGCGGTGAGCTTGGCGTTTTGGTCATTTGTTGGCTCAATTTGCTCAACGCCCATCATTACAGGATTTTTGGTATTTATTTCAGACCAAAAACGACAAAACGAGCTGTACAAATCCGCCCAAAATAAATTCATACCTTGGTCAAACAAGGAGAAAAAAGATGAGTAATCTACTTATTATCAATGCTTTGATTTGCTCGGTTGGGTTTTTTGTGGGCGTGCATACTTTTATTAAGCATTTAAAAGCGTTTTCTACTGAAAAAACCCCAGTCGTCGAAGCGTGGCTTGTTGCTGTCGGTATGCTTGCATGGTCAGTTTTGCTGTATGCAAGCTTTGATGAACCCATCATCACACGGCTTGAAGTATTTAGCCGCCTGCTGTTTTTGATTTACTGGGTTGGCGGTATCTTAAAAGTCCAAAAACAGTGCATCAAAATCAGACGACATTTATCAAAACGAAAAGCAAATCTATACAAGCCCTAACAGGGCTTTTTTTAGGAGTAAAAATGACAAGCATTAAACACATTCAAACACAAATTGGCACGACCGCCGATGGCGTATGGGGCGATAAATCAAGACAAGCGTTAAAGATAGCGATAAATGGCGGTAAGATTATCACAATCACTAAAAATATCAGCTTAAATGAGTTATTAGCCAGCAATACCGCCAAAAAACATAACATTGACAACACGCCAAACCAAACCATTTTACAAAACTTGATTGACGCCAGTGTAAACCTTTATCAGCCTGTGCGTGAGATTTTGGGCGTGGCGATAATAATTAGTAGCGGTTACCGCTGTCCTGCACTTAATAAAGCAGTTGGCGGCTCTGCTACTTCCGCCCACATGTCGGGCTTTGCGATTGATTTTACTGCCCCAAAGTTCGGCACGCCCAAGCTGATTGTGCCACATATTGTGCGTAAGCTTAAAGAAAAAGGCATTGGGTTTGACCAAGCCATCATTGAATACCCAAAATCACCTCGCTCATGGGTGCATTTGGGCTACAAGCACCCAAGCGGTAAACAAAGGGGCAGTAGTTTTGTGATTGGGTGATTTTACGGCTTTGGCTTGGTTATGCAATTGAACCTCTGATGTTTGCGTTAACAATCAGATGGCTTACGCCGTGTTCGTCAACACATTCCACCGCATCAAAGCCAAGTTTTCTAGCAATCACGCCACGCAGGCGTTGCATTTCCCAGCCAAAATCAGCACAATCGCCGCAAGACCGTGGCATGATATGCTCTTCAAATTCCGCCAAGCTTTCTTCATACGCCACCGCTTCTGCGATTGGGGCGGCGGTTTCTTCATCAATATACAGCTCTTTTGCAATGATTTGGATTGCTTCATCGCAGTCCAAATCATCATTGGTAGCAATTGAATCAACTTCATAAGCGTAAATAAAATCGCCATGGCTACGAGCCACATTTTTATCACCGTTCGCAAAAATGCCATCAAACACATTATCAGCTGGCAAGAATGCCGCAAAACCAATTTTGATAACTGGAGCGGTGTTTTCATGAGAGCCGTGGTATAAAGTTGTCATATTGATGCCTTTTATTGTGCTGGTTTTGTCTTGATGTGTGTATTATATAATCAAGACATATATAATACAAGCATTATTTTATAAAAATATTCAAAAAGTTTATAAGTTATTGATTTTGATTAAGATTATAATGATTACGCAGTATGTCTTTCATCAAAGCATTAAAAGATTTTGTTTCATTCTGCAACGCTTGAATGATGTCAGCATCTTTTTCATTATGAAGTTGCAATGACTTGTTTGTTGTGTGCTTTTTTCGATAATTTGCATTTGCACGCAATACATAGTCGGGGGTTTTGTTTTTGCTCATTTTATACTCCTGCGTTCACGAAAATGGCGGGTTGCCATTTTATTTTAAATTCTTTAGCTTGCCCTGTGCCGTGCCAATGCCCATGCCAATGACCACGGCGGATATGGGGGCGTTTTTTGCTTGTTTGTCTGTGCTTGCCTTGCTCTATCTGCTCTTGATAGTGCCGAATTTCACCGCCCAGTCTTGAGCCGACTTCATAAATAAATGGCTCACTTGGTGGGATAAATACGCCTGTTTTTTTATTTGTTTGATATTTTGGCTTATCTAAATTAGCACGGCTGACAGGCTCGCCTTTGTGCATAATCTCAGGCTCGGCAACGCATAGCCAAAGCAGGTAGGGCAGTAAGATTTTGATAAGCTCGTTTGAGCCGCCATCGCCGATGTTATTATCAGCGTAAGATAGCGATTGCTCGACCGTCATATCATCATCTAAGATAAGCGTCAGCGGCAAGTAAATATCATCATCACTGTCCGTGTCGATGATAAAGTTAATTGCTTTTTGTGGTTTTGAGTTGTATTCAATCAAATCATACACCGCCCAAAACCCCTTGATGTGCTTGATTTTGTCATCTTGTGTGATGGCAACTTTGGCACTGGCGATATCAAGATACACACACCATTCGGGCAAATTTAAAAAAATGCTGGTTGGCGTGTCATTGGGGATTGCCTTGCTGTCTTTGATGATTTCATCATCAAGGCGATAAATGCCGAGCGTATACCGCCAAGTTCCGAACAAATACAACTGATTAAGCGTTTTTAGAGCGTTTATGCCTTTTTCGCTAAATGGGTCGCTTCTTGTCTGCTCATAAGCGATGGCGGTTGACATATCAAGCAGAGATGCGTGTTGCATGGGAAAAAACGCAAACTTATTTTTGCTCGTAAGGTAAGCTTGTTGCATTTTTTTATAGCACGCTTTAGCGTTTGTAAATTCTTTATTGAATTTTTGCATTCGTGCAATGGTATGGTGCAT